CTGCGTAGAACAACGCACCAGAACATATGATATTTTCTTGCATTTAATTATTATAGCACCAGTGTCCACTTGCCTGCAATATAGATACCTTCATAGCTCTTAACCCAGTTTGTGCCGTTGTATTTGTATTGAATACCTGTGTTAAGATTGGTAACATATTCTACTGTGGAATCAAAATCAGCTGCCGACCATACCACGCTCCATGTGTTAGTAGAGCTGTTGTATTGCACTATATCATTGGCTTGAGCATTCAAATCTCCTGGCCAATATTGTGTACTGTCTCCAATATCTGCTGTGATAAGATATCTTGTACCATTGGTTGGAGTAGCACTGGCATCAAATGTTAGTGGATTTATAATTTTATTCACGGAAGCTATTGTGTTGGTAGGTATTGTATCACCATCAATATTGAATAATAAAATTGTTTCGTCCAGTGGAGATGTTGATATAGTACCCACAACTTCATTGCCGTTTTCTTGTGTCAATTTAACTTGGCTCAACCCGTTAGTAATTCTTCCATATTGAGTTAATAATATATTCCAATTGATCGGAGGACCAAATGTTTCGAAAGGATCCAGTGTTGTTTCTGCTCGAGCACCTGTGTAGAATCCATCTCCGCCCGAACTTACATTGGTACCTGTGCTGCCTAATATTCTCAATTGATTACCTGTTAATAATAGAGCATAATTGTTAGGAGTCACATAAGATTTTGATATTAATGTTCCGTCAATTAATCCTTTTGTAATACCACCATCGTCGTCATAGATACTCATAATAATTTTTTGTATTACTCCTAGTTTAGAAACTTTAACAGGAGGAGATAGCCAAATAGGCATGCTAAAAGTCATAGATGCTACATCAATTTCCACTTCAGCACCTACAGGAATAGATCTAGAACTGAAAACTATATCACGTAATTCAATATAACTTAAACTGGTCCAATCAATATAGTTGTCACTCTTTTGAATTTCGAAGTCTGGGTTGAACAAATATAGAATTTGTTCTAGTATCTGTAATTTCATATCAGTGTTAGTGGTATAAATGTCTGCTTTAACTGTCAATCTAAATGGGCTTGGCATTACTTTTTCTATAGTATATCCAGCGCCTAGAGTATTATCATATTCTCCAGTTACATCATTGTAATTTCTTTCTTTAAGATGTTGTTTTTCTATGTGATAAGGATTTTGCATTCTTTCTCGGTCGTATTCTAGTGATGAAATATAACAAGCAATCTTAGGAGCAGATTGTAGAGCATTTTCACTGTTATTTCTAATAATGTTGGCCACCTGACGAGTCATATCACCGTAAGTCACAGGCACCTGTCTTAATTGTACCTGACCATTTGTGCCTTTGCCCAATTCTATAGAAAAATTACTCAGCACTCGAATGAACTGAGTCATAAATTTTCTAATCTGTCCGTCGTAAAAATGAAGCATTAATTATCCGCCTTGGGTTTTAGAGCATCAGTCAATGACTGTCTCTGTTCAACTGTTAATCCATTAATTGTAGAAGTACTACTATTATTAACAAATCCAGTTTTAAATGTATTTCTAGTATTATTATTAGTTGTGGTTAATCTCACACTGTCTTCCACTTTGATCCATCTCACTCCATCAAAACGGAATAATCTATTAGGTAAGAAATCTAATCTTAAGAAATAATCACCTTTGTTGACATTTGATGTTGGAAAACTGGTTCCTGCACCTGCCACATATCCATTGGGTGGTATACCATCACCATTGTAATAGAATCCGTAATGACTGCTGGCTGGAGTGTCTATCACAGCATTGATTGGTTGATCAGATGATACAGATTCTTCTGAATTTACTCCTTCCAATCGTACATTGCCTCTCTCATCGATAGGAGTGACATAAAATTGTTTGTAATTAAATCCAGATTTTGGAGCATCTGCTTCTGCTTGATTAATAATAGCATCGTTGATTTCTTTTTCTTTATTATAGGTACTCATATAACTTGCAAGAGAACCTTCTGTGGTAGCATCTCCTATTATATCGCGGAATTCTTGACTGTCTACCAGCGTTTTTAATTTTAATCTTAATAGATGTGGCCAATATGTGGGAGAGAATCCTTCTGCAGATCTATTCACATCTTCAATAACATAAAATCTTTTTAAAGCAATAGGTATACTAGCATCCAAACTGTAATCATCTTTTAAATGAGGAAATTCCACCACATCTCCACTCATAGGTTTTCTTCCTAATCTTTCCACAACATCATTGAGATGCACTGTTAAAAATAGTGTGTCGTTTTGTAGGAACATACCAAATTGGCTAAGGTTAAAATCTGTGTCTTGTACGTTGTAGATACCTCTGATAACATACACATCTTTATCGTATTTTCTGTCTCTATTTTCTAAAAATAACAGATCTTGTATGGTTCTATCATTTAAGCTATCACCGGTATAATGCGGTTGTGAGGGGCTGGCATCACCGTCTTTGGTGCCTTCTTCTCCCTGATCGTATATTCCTATATATTTGTGTAGGAAAATGTCGGTTCCGCCCACCTGAAACATCTCATTTATATTGCGATCAAAAAACTTGTAATCGTTGCCTTTTTCTGGCTTGTATATTGACAATCTTGGCATATAGCCATATTTATGGAAAAAGTTTTAGCAATAAATATACGTATGTCAGAATTACAAACAGCACAGCAACAAGTATTTGATTATGTGAAAACCATGCTGGGAGACGGCATGATCGAGGTGGAATTAGACCCAAAACACTATCAAATTGCACTGGAAAGAGCCCTAAACAGATTTAGACAGAGATCTAATAACTCAGTGGAAGAAAGTTATGCATTTTTAGATCTTAAAGAAAATCAGAACAAATATATTTTACCAGACGAAATTATTAATGTTAGAGAAATAGGCAGAGCCACTGTAGGAACCAGAGGTGATGGTCAAGGAGGAACACTGTTTGAACCTTTCAATTTGGCTTATACCAATACCTATCTTTTAAGAGCAGGTGCCACAGGCGGATTGGCCACTTATTATGCTTTTGCATCTTATCAAGAATTAGTAGGAAAAATGTTTGGTTCATTTATTCAATTTCATTATGACAATGCTACTCATACTTTGACCATAACACAACGTCCTAGAATTGACACTGAACGAGTTCTTCTACACACAGATAATTATAGACCAGACATTGTTTTATTAAATGACATTTATACCAAACCGTGGGTTAGAGATTATACTCTAGCAATTTGTAAAGTAATGTTGGGAGAAGCAAGAAGTAAATTTGGTACCATTAATGGACCACAAGGTGGAACCACTCTAAACGGTGAAACATTAAAACAAGAAGGCATGGCACAAATAGAAAAATTAGATCAAGAAATTGTTCTTAATATGGACGGTGGCCAAGCAACTAGTTTTATTATCGGTTAATTCTTTTTATTATCTTTTAATTCTTTAAAACTTCAGATTAAATATATTTGATTATGGCTAACACAGGCATCAAAAAAATTCGTGATCTATCCTTTCAAGAGCTAGAAGATCTAGTTACCGCATTGGAAAATATGAGTAAAGTGGCTGATAAATCTGCAATGCGAGAACAAATATTAAAAACCGTAAAAAAAGTCAAACAAGAGATTGCAAAAAGAATAAAAAACCTGTAATATAATTCTATGCTGATAGGATTAGTAGGATTAATAGGATCTGGTAAAGATACTGTGGCAGAATGTTTGGTTAATAATCACGGATTCCACAGAGACAGTTTTGCAAAATCATTAAAAGATGCTGTGAGTGCAATATTTGGTTGGGATAGGGCACTACTCGAAGGAGCCACACAGGAGAGCAGAATGTGGAGAGAAAGAATCGACCCGTATTGGAGTAATAAACTTAACAAACCTGTAACTCCTCGATATATTTTACAATATTGGGGCACAGAAATTATGCGAGGACATTTTCATGACAGTATTTGGATCGATTCATTTATTGCTCGTTATAACGGAGGAAAAATAGTACTCAGTGACACAAGATTTGTTAATGAAATAGAAACTATTAGAGCATTAAAAGGCAAAGTTGTTCTAATTAGAAGAGGACCTATACCTACAAAAGAAGAAATGCAAGAAAAAACAGTGCATCAAAGCGAGTGGGATTGGATTGGACAAACATTTGATTACGAAATAGATAATTCTGGAAGTTTAGCAGATTTAAAAATACAAGTAGATCACATGATTAATCATCTACTTCTAAATCACCAATAGACCATCCCAAATCTTGGGTACTTTTTAATCTTTGACAATTAGCACAGATAGTTTTTAAGTTATAAACACTGGTATTATTCCTGTTGCCGTCCACATGAAAGACGTCCATTTGTTGTTCATTTACAGCTTTAAATCCACACAATTCACAACGAGCTTTTTTACGATACCCAGAAACAAACCAACGAGCAGGACCATTGACTTTTAGATTTTTTTGTTTGCGTATACAGGTATCACACTGACTGCGCCAGTAGATTTTGATACCTTTACGATAACCATAGGCTCTGGGTTTATTCCTACAGGTTTTGCAAAGGGGTCTTTTCATAGCGTTATTTACGTGCCCTATATAGGCACCAAAATTACCGAGATAACGCCGTAAAAACCGTGCAGAACAATAAATAAGTCTAGTTATACTTGCAAGGAGAACTAAAAATGGCATTAACATCACCAGGCGTAGAAGTTACAGTAATAAATGAAAGTTTCTACGTACCATCAGACGCGGGCACTACCCCTTTAATAATTGTAGCAACTGCTCAAGACAAAACTAACGGAGCAGGAACAGCAACAGCATCAGGCACTAAAACTGCTAATGCAAACACAGTATATTTGATCTCTTCTCAAAGAGAATTAACAGAGACTTTTGGTGATCCAAAATTCTACACAGATTCATCAGGCAATTCGTTAAATGGTTATGAATTAAACGAATATGGTTTACAAGCAGCTTATTCATTTTTAGGTATTGCAAACAGAGCATTCGTATTAAGAGCAAATGTTGATCTAGGTCAACTAGTGAGCTCTGCAACTGCTCCAAGTGCATCTCCAAGCAACGGTACTTACTGGTTAGATCTTAATTCCACAGTGCCAGGTATTTTTGAATGGTCACAAACAGATCAAGCATTCACAACCATTACTCCAATCTATATCACATCAGTGGATAATTTAGTGGGTGGCGTGTCTACAGGTGCTCCATTAACATCGATTGGTACTCTTGGCTCTTATGCTATCAATACCACTCATGTTACAAATAAAATTTATTATAAAACAAGTTCTAACACTTGGGTACAAGTGGGCAGTGCAGCATGGAAATCTGCAATCGGTGCCAATGCAAAATTTGTACAATCATCACACGTTAATAGACCATTATGGAAAACTGCTGAAGAAAATAGACCAACAGGTTCTGTATGGTTTAAAACTACAACACCAAATGCTGGTGCTGATGTTTCAGTAAAAATTTATAATTCTAGTTCTAAATCATGGTCAGTGGTTGATGCTCCATTCTATGCCAACAACCATGCGGCAATATATGGAATCGATCCTAGTAATGGAGGAAGCGGAATTATAGCAGGAACACTTTATACTCAGTATAATACAACTGAACAATCAATACTTGGTGCATTTGACTCTACAGATAATCTAGGAGACTTCCAAGTATTCAGATATGAAGGTGGAAAAACTATTATCACATCTAAAACTGCAG